ATGATACATCAGTCGCATTAGAACTACCAGTAATTCCAAGATTAAATATATTTTTTAATAATTGAGAATTTTTAGATTCATTACTCAACTGAAACTGAACATCATAAAAATTACTTAGTGAAAAGCCATGCTTTTGCACATAACTTTTAAATTCGCTAAAGTTGGTAGGAGTAGTATTGATACTCATTTACGGCTGTCTCCCCAGACAAAGGATTTACTAACTTGTTTATATGAACCTGCTTGTCTACTCACAAAACTTTCCAACGGTAGAAAAATAGATTTCATCCAGTCTTCACTATTTATTTTAAATAGTGGTGTATCAAGACCTTCATAAACATAATTATGAAAGCACTGTTTAGGAATTGTTGGTCGTCCATCTATAATACTCTGCAAAACTTTATAGCGTGTTGGATAATTTAAATAATGAAGATTTGCACCAAAAAATTTCCTTCCTCCTTGTAGCATATACACTAAAGGAAACTCATCATAGTATGGAAGTTTTTTTGCCCAAGTTGCATTATATTCAAACAAATATAAATTGCCTCCAGATGGGATAAGTGTTTCATCAAGAGTGACTAACGTTTTGTAAATATCATTCTTCCTAGCAACTTCAGCAACCGTATCTTTGTACCAACTATATGATAGAGTATGAAATCCTTTTCTTTTTTTATTTGCGATTTCATCTACCTGCTCAAATATATTAAGCTGTGAAGTATTTTTTGTTCTGGCTGATACTTCTCTTCTCATACCTTTAACTCCGATTCTGTGAGGATTTTAAATTTCCACATTCTATCATCACAGAATTCTTTAGCGGCTTTCCATTTGGCTTGATTTTTCACATACTCAGTCACTTCATAAATGTAACTTTTTGTTTGCCGTTGAGGTTTTTTTGGAGGCACTGTTTGTTTACTTGGTTTTATTTCAATCAGATACTTAGTAATATTTCCATTAGAATCTTGAATCTTAACATAGAAATCTACAAAGTATCTATGAATTTTATTGTCTAATGGAGATCTGTATGGAATGACGATCTCTTCAGATCCCCACTCTAATACATTTGGTCTTGTATCACAATATTTCATAAACTTCAATTCCCAAGAAGATCTATAAATTATGTTCCTGGGATTACCTTTGTACTTATGAACATTTGTTGGGGAGTACTTTCCCTTTAAAGTATTCATAAATATTATTATAAATCGGCATATCATAAAATATTTATGGCAATTACAGTAAGTAAAAATTATACTACTGATGCATTCCAGCCAGGATCTGAGCAAGATTTATACTGGCCAGATGTAAAAGATATGCATGATATGCTTAAGATTAATATTTTTGAATATCTTCCTATAGCACAATCTGGCATTAACTCAGGCTCAGAATATAATAGAATTACGAATATTCAAAGTCCAGAAGAATTCCCAGTATCTAGTAGTACGACAACAAATAAAAGACAGAGATCAAAATTATCTACAGTATTACTTCCTGTTCCAAATGATATAAACTACAGTGATCAATTGCAATGGGGATCTGAAAAATTAGGAATTCTAGGAAAGATGGCACCAGCTTTAGCTGCGGCTTCATTATCTGATGTTTCTAGTCTTGGTGCAAATCTGAGTAAGATGGCAGCAAATGGAACTCCAGAATTTTTGCTGGGTAAAATAAGTGAAGTTTCAAAGTTATCTTCTGAGTCATTAACTCAAGGTATTAATGGTGTCATTTTGAACCCATATGAAGAACAAATCTTCAAAGGACTTGGAATGAGAGATTTTAATTTTTCATGGAAACTAGTTCCTAGAAATGCAAGTGAGCAGTCTAGAATTCATAGAATCATTAAAGCTCTTAGATATTATTCTCTACCAAACTACACGTCAAGACTTGGAGTAAACGACGGAATAGATACCACCATCGCAACAAATAATTTACAAGATAGATGGCTAACTGTTCCAAATGTTTTTGAACTAAATTGGGTACGTGCAGGAACTGATAATGTAATCATACAATCACTACCAAAAATAAAACCTTGTGTATTAAAATCAATTACTGTGAACTATACTCCAGATAATGTGTGGGCTACTCATATGACCAAAGGAAATGGATTGAGTGGACCTGCACCAGTTGCATATGATGTAAGTGTTAATTTTACTGAGACTGAAATTATTACTGCATCTGATGTAATGAAAGAAGGAGGATACTAAAAATGTATTTTGATTCCCAACCAAATTTTTATTATCCATACAAAGGTGGAATAAAAATCTCAAAAAATTTATTTCGCAGAGTTAGGTTTAGAGATAATTTAAATGCGCTGTATGTTGCATCAACAAAATATACAGTTCAAAATGGTGAAACTCCAGAAATCATATCAAAGAAAATATATGGTTCTCCTGAATGGTATTGGACTATTTTAATTTTGAATAACATTATTGATATGAATAATGATTGGCCAGTATCAGATTATGAATTAGATATTTCCATAGAAAAGAAATACGGACAAAATCAAGATGATGTTAAATATTGGGAAACAAGAGAATTATACGAGGGAAGCAATCGTATTCTAGAAGGTGGAATAATTATTGAATATAATGAAGGAAGATCTGAGCAACAAGCAGTTGGATACTATCCATCATATTACAATGAACAAAATCAATTGGTTGATGTATTTACATTAACTACTCCAAATGGAATTCTACTAACTCGATCTCAAATTATGACTCCAGTTACAAACAGAGAATTTGAGTACAGAGAAAACGAAAAGAAAAAAGATATCTTTTTAATCAAACAAGAGTATTTAAATATAATGAAAGAAGAGATTGAAACTCTATTTTCATATGATACTGCATATAAAATTGACGAATCGGGAATTAGATTCTCAGAGACGCCATAAAAAAGGGGGGCAATGCCCCCAGAAAAGTATGTAATTACTTCAGTCTTCTTCAGCAAGTCGAGCAAAGTAACTTAGAGTGTCGTCTTCATCTTCATTGCTAGTAGAACGAGAAGAGAAGGAAGGAGTGGCAGAAGTAGCAAAAGAAGTGATGTTTTCATTTACTTGTGACTCTTCATCTTCATAGGTTTCACGATCAATTCGCTGAGTTGGCTTTGAATTGAGTACATCATTTAGACGCTTCTGTAGTTCTTCAAATGTTTTAAAGTTACTGTCAGAAGTAAATTGTGCAAGGCTATAAGTTTTGGAATAGATAGCCTCTAGTTGGTCATCATCATAATCTCCTAGAGTTCCTGGATTTGCAAACTCAGACTTATCATAGTTCCAGTATCCGTCAACTTTGCGAAGTTTGATTTTGAAATCGGCACCAGTCCAGAAATCAAATGGATTAATTGGCTTCTCATCTGCGAATGCAGGTTGCATAGCTTCAGTAATCTTATCAAAGATCTTCTTACCAAACTTGTAAAGAAATACTTTACCTTCGTTTTCTGGATGAGCAGGATCTTTGATGACGTAGATATTGCTATAGTATGATAGCTTACGCTTTTGTTTGCGAGCAACTTCTTTATCTTTCTCACTACCACTGTTCCAGAGTTGACGATTCAGTTCACCAACTGGATCTTTTTTGTTCAGGGTAGTAAGTGAGTTCTCGATGTACCAACCACCAGGACCTTGGAAAGCGTGACTCCAAACTTTAGCCCAAGGAACATCTTCACCTTCAGGTGGAGGTAGGAAACGAATTACAGCGTAACCATTGCCTGCTTTGTCCATTTCTGGCTTCCAGAAGCGATCATCAGTACCACCTTCAGTGGTTGACATTTTTTCGATCTCTTGTGTTAGCTTTTCAAAGGCATTGCCAGAGTTACGCTTGAGTGTTGCAAAAGACATGTGTATTCTCCGTATTTGTTGTATTAGATGGATTTGGCTTGTGGTCCCCAACCCATATGACTATGGTAGCAGGGTCAGATAGATTTGTCAAGTCTTTCCTTGGCTTTGGCGATGTCCTCTTTCATGTGAGTAAAGATTTGTGACACATCAACATCTGGAGGCACCCCAAGGAAAACAGCAGATGCTCTTAGCATTTCAACGAATTCTTCAGCTTCTTTATCGCTTGAATACTTAGCTCTAAAATATAAAAATTCTTGAAGTTCTACAAGTCTTTCTAATTTATCAAGACATTCAATACGATTTTCTTCAGTTTTTTTATATGGACTATACATCAAGAAAGAAATCTCTTGATATAAGTTTGTCATTTCTTCTATTTCATTACGAATTAATTCTTGTTCAAAAAAAGACATTAGTGCTATACCTTCGACAAAAGTATCTGTTTATATTTAGGTTTGTCTATTGAAAGGAATGGTTCGTATTTTACTACTTTTCTTTTCAGTTCTGGCCATACTATAGGATCTTGAATAATTTTATCAAAATCTTTAACATAGTTTAATAACTGGTTAAATATAACCAATGTTTCTAAGGTTATAGATTTGGACAAATACTTTTTTAATAATGGAGGATGAGTAGAAGTTATCTTAAAAATTCCTTCAAAGTCAGTATCTTTTAGTAGAGTGTCCACATCGTTTGAAAATATGAAACTCATACTTTGAATTTTTCTTTGCCATTCTGAATATACAGAGACATGTTCTACTTTAGAAATGTCTCCAATCCAAGTGTCTTCATTTTGCACAAAATGAGATACAAAATATTGTATCAATTGATCATGATCAAATTTTGTAGCTAACTTTTTAAAAAAATATTTGTCTCTTCTTTTCTCAAAGGATTCTAAAGTTGTTCTAGTTTTTCCATTGAAAGTAAAGAAATTGTAGTTGTCTTTGGTGAAGTGCAGTTTGATGGCAAGATATAATTTGTATACATCAAATCCATTCATAAAGGCAGTCTTGCACGAGAAGTTTTTTTCATAAAGTTCATGCGTTGAGCATCAACCTTAATCTTTTCTTTAAGTGGTTTTGAAATTAATTTTGAAACATTCTCAATTTGAATGTCATTCTCTTCGCAGTAAACTAATACTGCATCAATGTAGGAGAGGCCGCCATGATTGGAACGAACAATCTCTTCTACTTCCATAGAAAATTTTGATGCTGTCATAAATTTGTCTTCAAATAATTCATCTAAATGTTTGTTGTTCATAGGCTCGGATGTATTCCATTAGTACTTTCATGTATTTCATGATGTCGTACTCCTGGAAGACTTGGATTTCTCCATCCTCACAGGCAATCAAAGTTACAAGTTTTTTTACTTTAATGCCAGTACGCTCATAATACATCATTGCATAAGCACATTCTTGAGCAACATAGTTTTCAATCCACTCTCTTTTTTTGGGTTCGGTGGAACTTTTAAAATCTATAATTGCTAACTCGTTTTCGTATTCTGCAATGCAATCAACTCGTCCAGCAAGTTTTAGTTTATCGCTGTACAATGCCCCTTCTAAAACATGAATGTTATTAATTCGATCTAGAAAGGGTTTTAAATGTTTAAACATGAATAGAGGAAGTACTTTATCTTTGTACTTCTCTTCATTGAACATATTATTTAGGTAGTCTTCATTCATAGAATGAAGATTAGTTCCTCGTGAAGCTGCTCTAGAAGAAATACGATTTGCTTCTGCCTCACCTACACGCTTTCTCCACTCAATAATAGATTGCTTTTTAGTAGCTCCAATAACAGTAGTAACGGAAGGGTATTTGTTACCTTCTGGAGTAACATATAACCTTCCGTTGTCTGAGGTTATGGATTCTAAGTCAATCAACGGAGCATGATTTAAATGTATAAACACTGTTTAAAATCCCAAATTTAATTTACTAATTAGATAACTTCTTATTAACCCAGAACGTACAATATCAGGAATACCAAATTCAACCATGGAAAATTCTTCCATAGTATTCAGAATACTCATGAAATTCAGTACACCATTCTTTTCATTTGTTTTAACTAGATCCGTCTGCTGAACATCGCCACAGAAAATAATCTTAGCGTCTTGACCAACACGAGTGATAATAGAATCTAGTTCATGGAAATTTAGATTCTGACTTTCATCTACAATAATGATGCAATTATCTAGAGTTGTTCCACGAATGAATGAAGTACTCCAAAAGCTGACAGTTCCTTGACCTTTTAGATTGCCATATAGTGCTTCAAATGAAGCATCGTCTGGCATCTCAAACATGTATTTTACCATGTTCTTGTAGGGAATCTGATACAGACTTGACTTATCTTCATGGTCTCCTGGAAGGAACCCAATCTCTCTAGTAGAAACTAGAGAACGAACCATATAAACTTTTTCATATGGAGTTCTTTCGTTTAAGACATCTTTGAGAGCAAGATATAAACTAATGAAAGTTTTACCAGTGCCAGCAGCACCATAAAGAAACAGATTCTTATCCTTGGCATATTCATCGAATACTTTTTCTTGTGCAGGAGTAAGTGGTTGAATATCAACCATATGCTCGGAATCAATTGGCTTCTTGCGTCTCATCTTTTTAGAAGACATGTCTGCAAATGAACTTTCAACTTTTTTTCTACGGGAACTTGTCATACTTCAAAAGTGGAATTGGGATATGATTTTTTGATGCGACCTAACACATCTTTGAATGTACCAGGGACTTTCGTATTCTTCCAGTCCCCTACCTCACTAATCGAGGTCATTCCAGTTGGAACTTGGGTGATGTGTGGGTTTTCTTTTAGATATGGCTCTCGTTCAGCCATATACATCCACTTCTCAAACATTTCTCCAGTATTATTATCTAAAAATTTATACGTTGGCATGTGATTTAAACCATTCAGGAATAGTAGAAGGAGACTTCCATTTTGCAAAAGCAATTTTATCTCCAATGTAATAATTGCGATAAGACTGAATTGTGTCAGTTTGCTTATATTTATCGGGCATAGCTGGAGGGGGATCCTGCCAACCAAGATCAGGAAGATTATTTGGGGGATGATTCAAATATGCTTTTAGGGATTCAGTAGCATGAAACTTGCCATATCTCCTGGTGTATTCAATGCAGCATTGTTCAAAGAGTTCGTAGAGCCACTTATAATGTGATTTAGAACTCCTAACCCAAATAGCAGAAGGATGGTTGACATGACAAGCTTTATAGAGATTCGATTCTCGTGGCTCATCGAGTTTGAAGCGTTTGACATGCTACATGAGATCTACATTGAAGTGAGAGACAGAGACCCGCTGATTACGGAGCCGATTGGACATTGCAGAATTAAAGTTGAATTTTTCGCGCTGCCTGGCGGCAGAGAAGAATGGCTCGAGCTTTTCTTCCAAGGCTACCCAGCTGGTAGGATCCACTTCAAGTCCGAGTTCTACCCACAGGCAGTAGTCGCTGCCCCGATTGTAACCTAGACCATTGTTGTTGGTGCACAGCCTCTAAGACAAGGCCTAATGAAACTTCATTGCATCGAGGCCCTACTTTAGCACAACGATGCCATGTTTTTAGAGCGCATGTCACCTTTCGTGATCATCAAGGTTGGAATGCAAGAGTGGAGATCAGAAATTTGTTTTGAAGGAGGAAGACAGCCACGTTGGGTGATGCAGTTTATGGAGATTCCAGTTTTCAACTTGCTCGAGGAGGTAGTCAT